AAGTCGGGTGAAAATGAGCTCTATGAACAAACACAAAAAGAGATCGTATAAATCATACAATGGACAAGGACGATAACATCAAAATTTTGAGAGCTAAGATCGGCAACCTAGAAGTGCAGATAAGCGAATATCAACAAATTATAAAAGAGCTCACAGAAAAACTGGAGGCCTATAACCAAAAAGTTGGCTCAGTTTTTGTTAAGTCAAAAAACCAGTTGAATAATTAATTTTACATATTTTGCTGTAACGCTCCTAGTGAAGTTCACAGCATAGACAACCCCGAAATAATTTAGTATGGAACTTGCTATTTTAATGGCAGGTATTGTTTATGGCTTGATCATTGGCCTAATACCAGCCGCAGGAGCAACAACAGGACTGATTACACTATTTGGATTCATGCCCTACTTTGTGGGAGATCCTTACTTGGGTGTAATCTTTTGTGTCGCAGTTGTGGCATCCTCAACAACCGGTGATTCATTTAGTGGTGTGCTTTTAGGTATACCGGGAGCCAACTCTGCGGCCGCCACCATGGTGGACGGATTCCCTATGGCCAAGAATGGAGAGGCAACAAGAGCACTTTCGGCCGCCATAACATCAAGCACTGTAAATGGTCTGTTCTGGGGATCGCTGACCTTTTTATTTCTTCCATGGTATACGCAGGTTGTTATGTTCATGGGCATTCCGGAACTGTGGGCATTGGTGTTACTTGCCTTTGTGACGGTTGGCTTTGTATCCACAAGAAAATATGTTAGAAGCACACTTGCTATCATTTTGGGAATAACAATAGGACTTGTTGGGGTTGATGTCAATAATGTTCCCCGTTTCACAATGGGTTGGAGATATCTTGAAGACGGAGTGCAAATATTGCCTTTTGTAGCTGGACTTTTTGCCATACCAGAACTATGGGATGGTTGGTTCAAGAGAAAAACAACCACTTCTGTAAAGGCAGTGCATGGCAGTTGGCTAGATGTTAAACAAGGTTTCCAAGATTCCATGAACTGTTGGAAAGATAGCATACGAGGTGGAGCAATTGGATCATTCATAGGACTTTTGCCTGGGCTTGGTGGAGCCATGGCAGACTGGTTGGCTTACGGGGCCACGGTCGCGGCAAATCCTAAAGAAAAGTTTGGTAACGGAAACGTTAGAGGTATAGTGGGGGCAGAAGGCGCCAACAACGCTCAGAAAGCCTCATCATTTATTCCTACTGTGTTGTTTGGGATTCCAGGAGCACCATTCGCCGCAATTCTGATGGGCTTATTTTTATATCTAGGAATTGACCTCGGATCACCAGACACGTTTTACGATGACAAATTATTTGACAGCATGACATTCGCATTCCTATTGGGCACAATGATCACTGCTTTTATATGTTATGGACTGGCATATTTCGCAGGTTGGGTAACACGTATTCCATATGTTTACTATTTTCCTTTTATACTTGCCGTTATTGTTTGGGCAACATTACAATATAGTGGCGGATGGGAAGACCTTGCGGTGCTAATTGCATTCTCAACATTGGGACTGCTATGTAAAAAATTCCAAGTCAGTAGGCCAGCACTACTGATAGGGTACCTGTTGAGTGACAGGATATATAATCTCACTTATCAACTAACATCTCTACATACTGTAAATGATTTAATTTCAAGACCAATCTTTATCTTTATAATTATTTGTGTTATACTTTTACTGTATTGGGGAATAACAAAAAGGAGCAAATTAGACTATGCTTAAAAAAACAATAATGGCTTTGTTTTTAATGACAACAACAGCCATGGCAGATTACAATTTAATCGTGCCACAAAAACCATCTGGTGGAACTTCTGTGTGGGCACAGATAGTTGTGGCAGAATGGGAGAAACATCTAGGCGAAAAGATCAACTTGATCTACAAGCCTGGTGCAAGAGATCAACTTGGTCCTAATCAATTCCAAAATGAATTGCGATTTGATAATAAAACTATTTTGGTATCACATGGGGGTAACGGTATATCATATCTTGTTGAGCCTGTCGACTACAATTACTTAGATTGGGAATCCATTGGACAGATGAATTTAAACATTATTGTAGGTGCAAGGAAAAACGCAGATGTGTTGAATGGTCCAATACAGTTTCCATCAGGATCAGGAATGACTCCTGAAGTGATGGCTATAACCATGTTATTGGCCGGACCTAACAATGATCCAATTAAAACTTTTGAGGAGAAGATTGTTTGGGTGAAAGGCATGAAAGGATCTGAAAGACGTTTAGCATTCATCAGAGGTGACTTGAACGCTACCAGAGAGAATCCTGCGGCATACAAAAAGCATGTGTTGCCGGTAATCAAAAAAGGTGACGCCTACACTTGGTTTCATCATGGTTTGCTGGATGTAGCAACAGGTGAACACAATGCAGATCCTAACTTTGAAGAGCCAACATTCGAGGCGCTGTATGAAGAGATGTGGTTGACCGCTCCGAGTGGAAACTTCTACGATGCATATAAACTTGTGAAGAGTTGGAGAGATGCTTTGCAAAAAGCCTTTTGGGTCAACAAAGGAAATCCAAACAAAGAAAAACTTGTTAAGGCTTTGGACAAGATGATAAAAGATCCCGAGTCAGTTGCCGCAATTGAAAAGAAGGTCGGCAAATACGAGTGGAGAACAGGAGCAGAAGGGGATAATGCAGTGAAAACTTTGAAGTCTTTTATTACTCCTGAAGCACTTCAAACTTTGGCTGATTTTAAAAGTAAACAGTTAGGTTACAACACAGTGTACAAGGAAGATCTTACGAAATAATGTACATACTTTTTACAGGGGCACCAGGATCTAAATGGAGCAGTGTGTGTAAAAATATCTATTGGAGCGAAGATATTGATCACACCGACTATACCGAAGAACGAACATACTCCGTAGAGACCGATACCCCTGGAGAAAAGAAAGTGATGCATTTTGGAGCATATTGGGATCCGGGAATGGAATTCACCCCAATAGATTGGGACGGGCCATTCAGTGGTGTAGGCAGAAGGATAATCAAATGTCACACTTTCGCTCATGAACTCGAGGAACTTAAGACTAAAGGATATCCAATAGTAATGTGTTTGAGATCCAATGGTGGATGTATTGAATGGTGGACCAAAGCAGGAGCATTCAATATCACATATCCCAACTATCAATACTATAGGACAAGGACCAGAATGTGGGAACACATAAAAAAACAAAACTTTGATATAAAAACTTTCTATCAGAATAATAAAAAAAGAATAGTAGAATTGTACAATAATGAAGAACTTTGTAAAACACTGGCAATTAAGTATCCTAAAGACACACCCATACATGATTACAAAGAAAACAATGTCAGAGTCTTTGTTTATCAATAATAAAAAAACTATATAGACTATAAAAGTTTTTTATTATATACTATCATAATGAACAAAAAAATATTCAATGAATTGCTTTCTTTCAGCAACAACGATATTACCAAAATTACACAACCTTACATTATGGAAACATTCGGAGTAGATGTAAAGCGATGTGATAGTTTAGAACAATATGCAAATATCATAGATGATGCATGTCTAAACAAATATTTTTCCAAATATTGGCAGAATGACATGAAGAAATGGAAGTACTCTGGTCTGGCATTGATCGATGAGGTGAACAATCTCAAACCGAGAGCGGTACTGGATGTAGGCTGTGGCTATAATGAATTCAAGGGCAGAATTAATAACATAATAGGCATTGATCCTTATAACAAAAATGCCGATCTGCAAGTGGGTACATTGGAATATAAAACCGATCAAAAGTTTGATGTGATTTTGTGTCTGGGCTCAGTGAACTTTGGCAGTAGAGACAAGATAACAGCAGAGGTTGAGAGATGTGAAAGACTATTGGCCGATGGTGGCACAATGTTCTTTAGGGTCAATCCTGGCTTGCCGCATGACAAACCTGAAGCCGATTGGATTGAATTTTATGCTTGGAATGTTCCATTTATTATAGAGCTGAGTGAAAAATTCAACTTAAAAATACTGGATATTCGTGACGACACCAACAGCCGTAAGTATTTTGTGTATAAAAAAGTGGCTAAACCGTAGACTTTTACTATAATTGTGTTACAATCAAATGTAAATACCATATATGCAAAAAGAAACACGCAGTATATTAGATGAACTATCCAACATTTCTTACAAGAAAGATAAGGAAAATGTAGTTGAGAGCCGTGCATCTCATATAATTGATTCTGCGATTAGATTGATCACATATATCAAAGAAAATTTTGATCCTGAAACCGCATATAAATTGGAGAAGCGTTTTCATAACTCAATCAAAACAATGGACCAAACTAAGTTCTCTAAAGGCATTGCTAGAATTAAAGAAAACAAGGACGTAAAAAATAACCTTCTAAAAATCAAAGACGGTGAATACCAAGAGGATTAAGAATGTTAATTGAAGATGTTCTCACAGAGTTCAAAAGGACACACCTAGAACACATAGAAGATATTATCATAACAGATGGATTTGAGGGTGGTAAGGCTGTTGTTGAATATTTCAGAGGACTGTTACTGACCCTCAAAGGCACCAGTTCAGAAGCAGTCAAGGTGAGTGTGAAGTGGGACGGTGCACCTGCTGTTGTCTGTGGCGTCAATCCTGACAATGGTAGATTTTTTGTTGGCACCAAGTCTGTGTTCGCACAAAGTCCAAAAATAAACTACACCAAACGAGATATCGCAAAAAATCATGGCACTGATGATCTCGGACAAAAACTGCTTAAATGTTTGGTGCATTTAAAAAAGATCAACATGAATGGTGTGTATCAGGGAGACCTACTATTCACCGACGAAGACATCACTAGAAAAAACATAGATGGCAAGCCACATTTAACATTCAATCCAAACACTATAACCTATGCGGTTCCTGAGCAAAGTGAATTGGGAAAACAAATCGATGTGGCAAAAGTTGGTATCATATTCCATACTACCTATGTTGGCGAAACACTGGCTGACATGAATGCTAGTGCAGGGGCAAATATTGAAGAATTTTCAAAAAATAGTTCAGTGTTCTTTGATAACGCAAGTTATAAAGATGTGTCTGGCAGTGCAAAATTTACAGATGACGAAACAAAAATATTTTTAGCTGAGATAGACAAGTTGGAAAGTTTATTGTCAAGGGTGCCACGTAACCTATCTAACCTATTTGGTGCTAATCAAGACTTTGTACCATTCTTTCAGATGTATATTAATTTCATGGTCAAAGAAGGCCAGTTGCCTCAGAATAGTACAGAATTTCTACAAGGCTTTAGAAAATTTTATATTGATCGAATGCAACAACAAATATCTGGTTTAAAAGCACAAAGGGCTCTGGACCTGAGACAAGATAAAATCAAACAGATGCCACAATTCCTAAACAAACTGAAGGCCCCATTACAGAACATGCTATCTTTTTACAAACAGGTGCAAAGGATGAAAATGTTTGTGCTGAAAAAAATGAACCAAGCGATGGCAATAGGATCATTTCAACAGACCGAGAATGGATTGGAAGTCACAGAGCCAGAAGGATTTGTTGCTGTAGACAAGACAGGCAACGCTGTCAAACTTGTGGATAGGTTAGGATTCAGTCGACGTAATTTGACCGCTATCAGCAAATTCAAGAAATAAATTGATAGTCTTATTCACCTGTTTACTTAATCTTTCCTTATTGAAAAACACATCATAGTTGTGCTGACGTAGTTTAATGGTTTGCAGATATAGATCTTTCCAATTTTTGTTCATTAGATCTTTACATAGTTCGCAAATGGCATCAATTTTTTTAATTGGATCTTTTTCTAGGTCATAGGATTCATCAAAATAATGGCCAAATGTTTTGAAACCCATTTCACGTAATTTTTGCAGATATAAATGATTGCCGTGAACAACAAATATTTGTTGTGCGATAATAGGCTTCCAAATTTTCTCTGTCATAAAAACATCGTGGTCATTGTCGTTGGACTCTGATACGATATTAAAAGCAGTTTCATTATATGGTTTTTCGTAGATGTCCTGATCCATGCCATAAAAAGGATAATCAGGTGCCCATGGTAGTTCGTAGTCTTTTGCTAATTTTTTGTCTGGCCAAAAACTATAAAGACTTTTTTGTAAAAAATTTGTTGAAGCTAATTTGTTGAACAAATTTGTCCTATGTTCTCTAAGCCCTTTATTAAGATATAAGAAATCATAATTCTTTTTGTTGTGATCGAAAACAAATTTTGTATCTTTGTGTTTGTAATACATGTGTGACCAAAACCATGACACGCCTCCTGACCATTTGATATGATGTGTGTTCACTTCGGGATACAATTCGCTTTTTGAAATATTATCTGCTGACTCCCATGGCGTGGCTGATATGAAAACAAAGCCTTGGCTATGCAGAAGTTTACATCTTCTTTCCAGTTCGTCATTAAATTCTATACTTCCTTTCAGCCGGTTGTTGTCGTGACGCACATCAATAATTACAAAACGCCTATCATAACTGTCCAAATCGTAATGATGTAATCTATAGTACTGCGATTCTAAACTGAATGATTGATCAGTTAGACTGTGTGAACTGATAAACTGCTCTATATCTTGATGTTTACCAGTTTTCATCAAATCTGTCAGAACAAAATTACGTTGCATTTTACCTATAAATACCTTTATGTTAACACCTTTTTTAAAGTATGTATCTGAAGGCAGGATTGTAAGACGCCAAAGCGACCTACAACGATACACATTCCAAGAAATCACGGAAAGGATCTATTTGTCTTTCCTGACTCTTACGTTGCTTAGAAGTTTCCAACAAACAATAGGATTCACAAAGGCCTATGCCAATGACACGTTGGCCTATGGATCTTTTGATAGGGTGCGACCCACTTCGAATGATCTTCATAACATGCTGGCTGTTGTTGCTGGCGATCCTGAGATCACAAAAAAATTAGCCAATAAAAATGCCGCAATGGCCTTGAGGCAAAGGCAGACGGTGCCTGTCCTGGCAATTCGTAGATATCTAAGAGATTTCAAAAACAGCTTTCAATTTCTTTCAAATTTGGAATCGGCCTTAGGTATAGGAAATTTGGATTACAAAAACTTGCGTAGAGCCATAAGTGATTATGCAAATCTTGATGCTCGAAGGAAAAAACTAACAACAACCAGGCTGTTACAAGCACTTAAGGCAAAACTTTCTGGAACTGACTTACAAAGAAAGGCACAAGAGTTTGCAGACAAGCAAAAACTTGAGTTGGATAATGTTGTCGATGCAGAAAGAACCGTGCCTGGTGCAGAACTTACGCCAGACGAAATGACTGGTTACAGAGTGCTGGTGGGTGCATCAAATGTGAGACGTGCCAAAGTTGCCGCTGACATGATAAGGCAGGGCAGAGCTGTGCCGGCACCTGTTATGCAGGCCTATGCACCAGTTGTAAGAATGATCGATGACATTGTAAAAGGTGGTTATAGTTTTGTGAGGCTATTACAAAATATACATGACAGAGCAAAGAAAAAATAAATGTTTTAGATGTGCATGTTTACCGCACTGCAAAGAAGCTTGTACAAATTGCGGAACCTGTGATATCTGTGATTGTAAAGAGTGCTTAGATAAAGACTCAAAATAATAAATTAAATATTCATATATGGCAACACCAAACAATTTTAAAGTAACTGACGCTATCGGTAGCACAGATAACTTTGCTGGAGCTGAAGTAAAGTTTTTCCACATCACTCTTATACAAAGTGATAGTTCAGTGTTAGATGTTAGGACAGAACTGGACTTTGACGAAACAGTTCACAACTTAATTAGAGTGATCCTACAACGAGGAACAATATTGTATCAAAGGATAGACAACGCGGCCACCGGCAGAATAGACATAACCATGGAAAGGCCTGGCTGGACAGCATCAACTTTACAAACTGCTATCAGAGACATGGGTGATAGTGTTGGAGTCAACAACAAGTCAGTATCCTTGTCTGTAGTGGCAGAAACCGAACTAAAACTGGATAATTCTTAATATTATCGCATAATTTACCAATCTTTACCATAAATACTAGCAACTTACTGCCGGAGCGGCAGTAATGCATTTTTAATCAGAGAAAAAGGAGGATAAAAAATGCCAGCAAGTGAAAACAACACAACATTCGTATCGGCTGACAACAGCTCATTACTTGGGAAAGAACTTGAGTTTTTGACTGTAGACGCTGGCGAAGAATTAGCGAATCATTTGTTAAAAAATGAAACGCTAAATGCGATTGAAAACACAATCAGACAATTCGGTAACATCGTAGGGTCTGGTCCGTTGTTTGATACAAACGCAAGTAAAACATATATTGTTGAAGGTACTGACATGTTCGTTGGTAGTCCAGCAAGTTCAGGTGGAACGTTCACGTTCACAGAACAAGCAAGAGGTGGCACATCTGCTACAACTTTATTGGCGGCTATCAAAGCATTAGGTACAGTAGACAGTATCAACCTTAACGATGGTGGCACAACCGCGGTTGTGAACAACCTAGAAATCTAATAGAAGGAGAGATAAAAAATGGCTTTCGATAATACATTACCAGCAGGAGGCCCTGCTAACTTCCAATCACCTAATACTCTTTTTGAGGCAGAAGGTGTAGGATTAACTTTCCTTTCTGTTGACTACATAAGCGCCATGAACGCAGAGGTAACATTTCCGTTAGCATCTGCTAACACGGCAGGTTTAGAACTTTGCAGACAAGCAATTGAAAACCAAGGTGTCAACGTTCTAGGAAGAGGTGTTCTAGCAAACTCTAACACTGAGATGACTTTCATGGTTAGAACAGATGCTTTAGACACAATCAGTGGAACAACTACTATCGCGGCAATTCAAACCGCTTTACAAGGGTTGAACAGTAACTCAAAAATAACGGCAACGATCAGTTCGGCGACAGCGGCAAGCAAAGGCTTGTCTGACACTGAAACGCAATCTGACTAATAGTTAAAGGTAGGAGGATATAACATGCCAATAGCATCAAATGCCACAGCAAATATGTCTAGAAGACAAGCATTCAACGGAAAAGGTTTAACATTCGTTGAAGTAATTTTTGCTCAGTCTATGACAGCGACAGCAACTACTCCTGACACTAAAGACTCAGACTTTCAAAAAGTTTCGGAAGTGGTCAGAGAAAAAGGTAACCTTTTAGCTCAATCATACAGATTGGCGGCTAAGGCTACTGACAACGATGCCGCAGAAGCAACAGGTATCACAGCAGACAACAGTATCGACTCGTATCAGTTTATATACGAAGGTACTCCAGGTCAGCACAACACAGCGGACTCAGTTGGAGACATTAACTTGGATCCAGGTCAGAACGAAACAAGTGCACCGGCAGTGATCGCAGACGCAGAAGCAGACATCGAAGCGGAAATCAGATCAAGACTATCTGGTGACTCTTCAAACAACGACTTACAGGTGAAAGTAAGATTTTTACCTGCAGACGGCGTGGTATCAACAGGTATCGACGCAGTTTACGGAATGTTTGATCAAAGAGGTGACGCATAATATTGAGTAGTTAATATTACCAAAGGGCGGATCTATATTGTAGGTTCGCCCTTTTTTTGTGAGTAAATAATCCTATGCCAACACACATAGACGAAGCAGTCAAGATAATTTTAAGCAAAGATTCAAAACTCAGAGAGATCACACCGATCATCTACGCACTGCCAGAAAAAATGCCAGAAGGATGGACGGACCTTAGACGCATGAGATATCTCGATCATGATCTCAGTGCAGGCAGGAACATAAAACGTTGGCTATGGCGTGATTACAGTCCTGAACTGATCCTGCAACAAAGGCCCTTTGACAAATATGATGATCAAAGTGAAATATTCACAGGTATCAGACATCCACTTGAACGTTGGTGGAGCGGAATCAAAGACTTCATGTATTTTTTGCCATACTACTCATGGTGGACAAATGAGGCAATAATGGCACAATGGCCACACTTCCATAGAGCAACTTTGAGATTGCACGACATAATGGAAGAGGTCAAACCCCAACACTTGATAAAAGTCGATGGAGGCATAGATCAAAGGCTATGCAATTTTGCTAGGAAACACAGACTTCTATTTTACGGCACCCTGCCACATGAAAAACACATCCGACACAAAAGGCCAGACATACTGAAAATGGAGAAAATTGGTGAAAGGCAATTGAAACAATGGCTGTTGAAAAATCCTGACTACCAAAAAAAATTAGATGATTATTTGGAACCTGATTGGCAGTATTGGAATAAAGTAGAAGATCAAGAATAATGTATGAGTTTCGTGTTCACACCCTAGTAGATATAACTGACAACGGACTTTTACAAAAACCTTTTCCTTTCAAGACGCTTGGCGGCGAAGTGGTGCATGACAAACAAAGTCTAGCCATGGCACGTAACCAAAACAACAATTTCAACACCATGTTACAACTGTTACAGATTCGAGGAAACATCACATGGGAACAACCACCCATGCGGTTGGACCAAACATTAGGCAATACCGGCTTTGGAAGATTCTACGAAGGCAAACACAATAGTTGGCATTTTCAATTTTTCACAGAACAGATGGAGGTATACGGTGATGCACAGGATCCCACAGGGCAACTCAAGGATGATTTTAATCTTGTTCCAATTATAAATTTTTGCAAGGAAACTGCTACCTTTCCAACCAGCACCTTCATTACACAGGATCATAACACAATAAACACATACTTTTCGTATACAGGAATTTACAATAAATAGTAATGGTTAAGGCACTAATAGGCAAATACAAAGGCAGTTCAGGCTATGGCTCAGGCACATATACAGGCTCTAATATTCGAGGTACGAAACCTCAAAAGTGAGATTAGAAATTATATGAGTACAACTGAATTAGAAAAACAAAATTTAGAAGCACACGTTGATCTGTGCTCGGAGAGATACAAAGGCCTTCACGACAGGCTATCAGCAATTGAAGTGCGACTTGGGAAAATGAATGAAGAAATGACAGCAGGTCACAAAAGCACTTCAAAAACAATTATCGCCACTGCCGGCACAGTGGTCGCAGGATTATTATCAACCGTGGTTGTAATCCTGATGAAAATGCCAGGCTAAACAATTTTAATTTTACCAATCAAATATGTATGTACAAATAGCACCGCGATGCCGGGTATGGATCACAGACACCCAACTTGACTTTATTAGGACTCATCGCGACCACCCTTTCCGCAACACTGATCTACATCCTATGGAAGTTGAAATAGCAAAACAACTTGCTGACAAATCAATTCTAGTAAGGAAAAAACTTGACACAGGCGTTCAATATGCTTTAAATAGACGCATAAGATTTGTTCAAGATGTCGATAAAAAATAAACAGGAACTGGTTAGACAGATTGAGGCTTATGGTTTAAAACATAAGCTGGCGGAAATTGCACGGCGTGAAGAAAAACGTAGACCGTTCCGTCATTTACCAAAACAATTTTCAAAAGGCATCCTGATAGGCAACATTGCCATCGTGCCAAAAAAGCATACAGGAACAAGATATGCCTATGTGATCGCAGACATGGTCGAGGCAAAGATATTGCACGATGATATAAATTTAAAACAGACTGCTATTTTGACAGCACACTATCTGGCGGATGGCAGGCAAGTGCCGAACAATGTACTAAATTACGACACACATTTTGCTTCTAAATTATTTGAAATACAACAGTTTAAGGCCACTATCAAACTGGCCCGTAAAGCAAAGGACGATGTAAAAGAACAGATCTATCAGCAGAGATTGGATGATGCAAACTACTATGCCGACGAATACAAGGCTAAAATACAAGATATTTTCCATTCAACGTTTGGAGTGTAGCAACTAAATAAACTTGTATGAACAGCTTAGAATTAACAAAACCCATTACAACCGAAAGTCTATTAGCAGAATTTGAATCCAGATTCAATCAAACTATGGACCTAAGCAAGTTCACAAAAGAAGAATTAGAAGATACAGCAAATCACATAAGAACAAAAATTCATAACATCACACAAAATACACATTTTGGTGAAGAGCTTAAAAATAATGACTATCAAAAAAGTCAAATGATGCTTGACATTGTAAATCAAGCAATCAACGAATACGGTGGTAACATGGCAAGTTCTATTATTGGCAAGGCCACAGGAGAAATCAAAGATAAACTATCAAAAGGACAAGCAGTGAGTCCAGCAGATAGGAAAGCGGCGGCGCAGGCCATGAAGACAGAGGGTGTGGAAGAACAATCAGAATTAATATTAGCGGCCAAGGACATGATGGACAAAGTGACAGGATACTTGGAAGATCTAGCAACAATGAAAACAGAAGGTGTGCTAGAATTGGCAGACAGAATCAGAGACGAAATGGGAGCAGACAAGGCAGATGCTTTCATGCAAAAAATCCAACCAGCGATTGAACAGGCAGAGGCAACTTTAACGACAACTAGGCAAGAACTAGATAACGGTGTAAGAATTTTGACCGGAGAAGAAGTAGCTTCAGACCCTATGGGAGCCGATGACACGATGAATATGGATACAGATCTAGACTCACTGGACTCGGAAGGTGGAGAAGAGGACGATGAGTTTGGAGCCTCTGATGCCGAAGCAGGTGGCACAGAGCCAGAAGGCAGAGAACAAAGGGAAAGCAGAGAAGTGTTCGAAGCTTCAAACAGGATCTACGGCAAGTTATCGGGGAAATAAACCCCATGAGATTTTACGAATTCAATCAAGACAAAGATATAAAAAACGCATTGATGAATGTTCTTATGAATATGCAAGGTGATGCTGACGAAAGAGATACCTCAACAGAGATCAGTTTAGATGCTGTGAAAAGCATCATGTCCAACACAGGATATCCGTCGTTCAACTACGAAGTATTCAAAAAAATGTATGACCAAGACAATGATCTTAAAAACATAGTTGCAGACTTTGATAAAGACAAAATTGTTGTCAAGACCGATAAAGAAGCAGATAAAGATCCTAAAATGGATTTTGACAATCAAGGTTCAACTGATGTGGTTAAGAAAATGGCTAAGTCTGCAATGAATAAAAGAAAATAATTACAAATCTTTTACTAAATTCCATATTTGAGGATATATAGTTTTCCAATTAGTACCACGTCTACGGTCTAATTCATTTAGATATATTTTTAACTGTTTCTGTCTTAGAAGATTAGGCTCTCTTTTAGCAAATTCTTTCATGTTTCCGATCATAAACTTTTGGTGAGAAACTTTTACAGAGTCCGGATAGCCAAATGATTTTGTATCAAACATTTCTATTGCTTCTCGTAGCCCCCAATCATTAATTTTATTTCCAAATATACCTGGATACAAATATGGCCTAATGCCAAATTCATGTTCGTTGGCTTTCATCATGCTCCAATAGATGGGTTTGACTTTATTGCATTTATTAATGTATCTAACCATTTCAGGCATGCCTGGTACGGCCGTAACTGTCAACGCTGAATTGATTGCTTGTTCAATTTGAGTGTTGTAAAGTATATGTTCAAAATTTGGAATGGCAACCTTAAGGTCAAGTCCTGTACGAACGTATTCACCTTCTGGACCTAATGCATCACAACTAAAAAAGATCTGGATTTTATCCAGTCTACCTGATCTCTGTAATTTCTCGAGACGATTGATCCAGTTTTTAAATCTCTCATGTTCTATGTTGTGATTACTAAAGAAAACTAATGTAAGATCAGGATAGTCACCCTTCTCAAGGAATTCGATAAATCTGAATGTTTCTTTTTGTAAAAACGGCTCACCGCCCATTACAAATATCTTATGTAAACTATGTAAGTTCTTTTCAAACCATTTAAATAGGAGTTCCGTGTGCCGTTCTATATTAGGATTCTTCTTCCACCAGTCATTGATCTCAACTCCATCTTGTTCAAACTCGCCAAATCTTTTTTCCTCCTGTTGGATTGTCGAGCTGTAATGAGCTCCACAATATATACATGATTGCTGACAGGTATTTCCCCAGTACACTTCAAGTTGTCTTGGCGTGACGTCAACTGCTTCAAGATCATTATCAAGCTCAGGAGGAGCAGTTGTGCCTTCAAGATTTAAGTGTATCATCCTATCTGATGTACCACCTGCTTCTTCTATGTGTTTACAATGTTGGCACCCTCTCCCTGGCCATTCACCTCGTAGCATCTTCCTACGATCTTCGAGCTTTGCAGGTAGATTATGAAAATTTAATTCATTATTTTTTATTTCAAGTGGATCACCTTGCACCCTATGACAACTCGCAGAAGTTCCATCTGTGAGATAGATAGTGCTGTGTGTCCATTTCAATTGACAAGGCAGTCCCTTGGTAATTGGAAACGGTTTAGGTGGTTGCTTTGATATTCCCATATGTGTATAATTATCTATATGAAAATCTCTGAAGATGTTCTAAAGACCAAAGGTATAGCTTATGTGCAAAAGTTTGACTATGATCATCTAGACAAAACTGCCCGTAATGGAAAAAGGCATTATCAAACACCTGATGGAAGGACGGTGCCGTCGGTAACCACTATTTTATCTGCCACCAAAGACATGACACATTTACACGCATGGCGAAAAAGAATTGGCGAGGCAAAAGCTCAGCAAATCACCACAGAGTCAGCAAACATAGGCACAGTGATGCACCGTAGTCTTGAAAAGCACGTGAAGGGGGAGGACCGAACTCCTGGATCAAATCTTATACAACAGAAAGCTCATGGTATGGCCAATGTTATTATTGATAATGGACTGAATGATGTCACTGAGGTTTGGGGATCAGAAGTGTCATTGCACTATCCTGAGCTTTATGCCGGCACAACAGACCTGGTTGGTGTTTACAAAGGAGAACCTGCCATCATGGATTTTAAACAAGCTCGTAGATTAAAAAAGAAGGAATGGGTAGAAGATTATTATCTCCAACTGGTTGCATACGCAGAAGCACATAACAAACAGTATGACACGCAAATTAGAAATGGGCGTATCTTTATTTGCACACAAGCCAATGAATATCAAACATTTGAAATTGACAACTATGATCACTGGGTTGCCAAATGGTATGGTAAACTAGAAGAATACTACAAAAAAGTCCTTGATTAAATAACACTAATGAAGACAGAACCGGACAAATTCTGTAAGGCTCCTTTTCGTAGTCTTGTGGTTGACAACGATGGAACATTGTTGCCATGTTGTGAATTTATAAGAGATGAATCTTCGCTACCACAATATAAAATATGGGAGTTTGAAAAATACAAGGCAGACACTTCCCTACGGCAAAAAATGCTTGATGGTCATATAGATGGTGGGTGTGCTTATTGCATTAAAAGAGAAGACAACGGCATAAACAGGAGACAGCATCACAGTAGGTTGTTTAAAGAAACTTATGAATCATTCACCCCAAATACTTTTGATGTAGGACATTTTGAACTAAGACTTGGAAATTTTTGTAATTTAAAATGTGCTTATTGTGGACCGTATGCCAGTTCACAATGGTCTGCTGAGGCAAAAAAATACAAAGATAAATTTGCAAAATTTAGTATTGGATCTCTCAAATCAGATTATGATTGGGTAATGGATGAAGGGAATAAAAAATTTATTAAAGACACCTTAAAAAATTGTATATCTGCACATTTTGGAGGAGGCGAACCTTTTATCAATCCTTTTATAAATGACTTTCTAAAACAAATACCACTAGAATCCAATCTTGCATTTAGTACCAATGGTACAAAACTTCCTAATAATACTTTAGCCCTCTTACAGAATAGGCCTAATCTTAAAATCCATATCAGTATAGATGGTATTGGTGAACACAACGATTATATACGAAGCGGTAGCTCATGGAAAGACATAGAGAATAATGTAACAAAATTAAAAGAAAGAAAAATAGATTTTATGTTTTACTATCTACTTCAACACACCTCCCTTTTTACATTTCGTCATGTATACGAATATTGTGTAAAAAATGACATACAACTTGAAATTGGTGAGATATATAATGGATCTGTTGACGGGTCAGGACATCTCACTTTAATGAGTGCAAAACAGAATGACGTTGATAGATTAAAGAAATGGCTTTCTACAATCAACTCTCCAAATATTAAAGTAGTAGATAATTGGTTAGAAAAATACGAATACAACGCCAAACTACATGATAGATTTAAACAGTATTTCGCCATGTTAGATAGTGTAAGAGGAACAAATTTTGTCAAAACGTTCAATCCTTGCTGGACATAAATAACTGCATTATGCCGATAGTACAGATATCAAGAATACAGCACAGACGTGGAAAACGCACGGATCTGCCACAGTTGGCGGCAGGTGAACTGGGTTGGGTAATTGATGAACAAAGACTCTTTATAGGAAACGGTACAGTAGCCGACGGTGCCCCAGCAGTGGGAAATACAGAGATTGTAACATCTGGTAGTTCAGGATTTACAACCGCATTAACTTACACTTATAAAGGATACCTAGGAGATTCAACTCCAATTATCACAGGCGCATCCGGCGATGTCAGTAGAACATTACAACAAGTTTTAGATGATAGAGTATCTGTTAAGGCCTTTGATGCAAAAGGCGATAATTCAACTGATGATACTTCCGCAATACAAAGGGCAATAGACGAATTATATTCAGACACAGACCAAGATGATACAAGAGCAAGACGAACATTGTTTTTTCCTGCAGGTGTGTATAAGATTACATCTGCACTGACCATTCCTCCTTTTGCTCACCTAGTTGGAGAAGGGCCTGACAAAACAATTATAAGCAATTCAGGCGCAACAAATGCCGTGGCTGTAACTGAGGACGACGACGGAAATGTATATGGTTCCATTGGGTCAGCTTCTGCGACAACGCCTACACAAATACATATCACAGGTATCACGTTTAAAAATACTGTGGCATATGGCGGAATTAGTATTGATAATGCAACAAACATGTTTTTCAATAATTGTAAGTTTCAAGGATCATATACTTCTGGCGGTACTGATAATTCAAATTCTAAGGGAGTAACCGTAAGATCTACGACCGCACTTCCTTGTTCAAAAATTATTTTTAATCAATGCCAATTTACAAAATTTGCACGACTTGTGGATTTTAGTTTTGATGTTACAAATGTAAGGTTTACTAATTGTGACTTCAGTGTGGCATTCTATGGTGCCATATTTGGTGAATCAGTTGACGGATCAACAAATGGTTTAACCATAGGGCCAAGAGATATTCAGTTTAATGGGAACAGCTGGTCGACAATAGGGCAACAAGCAATTTATGTGAAACAAACCAGTACGACTACGGGAAGTCAAACCAGAAATGTAATCAGCTATGGAAACTGGTATTCCGAAACTGTTGCTAATAATTTCGAAGGCGTGAATAGTATAAATGAAGTGCCGGTATTGCAATTTGATAATGACGAGTGTACTTCCATACTAGATTTCTTTGAAAGGACAGACCAAAGGGATACTAATTTTGGTGACTCGACAGATCCATCAAACACTCCACCAGAGGTTCAAGGAATTGGTTTACATAGGAAAGCGGTTAGACAAATTACTTTATCAGACAACACATCGTCGGCCACCGATACCGGAATATATCTTCCAGGATTTACTGATAAGGGGGTACGGATAACCTATAAAATGAATAGAGGCGCCAAGTATAGAACAGGTGTATTCACAATCAGTGCGGCAGGTGAACTATGCACACATAACGATGACTTTGAAGAAACATCTGATGTTGGTGTAACACTATCAGCAAAAACATCGGACGGTGACTCAACCGCTGGTAATGATACAATTCGTGTTCAATATACTACGACTTCTGACTCATCTACAGATGTTACGATGGAATATCAAATAGAAATCTTAGTTTAACCAAAATATATAAAATTTCATAGCCTAATATACTACTTAAATCGTAGGTTGTGATAATTAAATCCGTAGACAAAAAAACTTTTTTATCGTAATATAAGCATAAAATAAAATTGCAAAACGACAACCTAGTTTTGCTGTTATGACAGGTGAAAAAAATTTGGAAAAACTTAATAAACTAACTTTTAGATAAATATGGATACACAAACAAAGACAATCAAAACAAAAAATAAAAAAGTAATAATGCCGAACACCAACTCTAGTACAATCAAAGTTCAAAAAAGAGATGGTAGGCTAGAACCACTCGACATTAATAAAATTCATTTCGTGGTTGAAGAGGCCTGCGAAGGACTCTCCGGTGTGTCTTCGTCTCAGATTGAGATGAATGCTAACATTCAATTCTATGATGGCATGACAACTAAAGATATTCAAAATGTTTTGGTTCGCTCCGCAAATGATTTAATAAGTTTAGAAGCTCCAAATTATCAATATGCCGCGGCAAGGCTTTTGTCATATGATGTAAGAAAGGAAGCACACGGCCAATATGAATATATTCCATTATTAAAATTAGTTTTAAGAAATATCCGATTGGGTGTGTATGACAAAGGTATAGTAGACAAGTACACAACTAGTGATATAAAAAGATTCAACACATGGATAAGAAGAGATAGAGACTTAAATTTCACTTACGCAGGATTAAGACAAATTGTAGACAAATATCTTGTGCAGGATAGAAGCACAGGACAGTTGTATGAAACTCCGCAGGACATGTACATGATGATTGCGGCAACTTTGTTTGCAGACTATCCAACAAAATCAAGAATGTCTTATGTAAAAAAATACTACGATGCAATCTCTCAACACAAAATTAATATTCCAACACCGGTAATGGCAGGAGTGAGAACACCTATAAGACAATTTGCTTCGTGCGTTCTTGTAGACAGCGATGACACTTTGCCAAGTATCTTTTCAAGTGATATGGCAATAGGTTTGTATGTTGCCAGAAGAGCAGGTATAGGAATTAATGCAGGACGTATCAGAGGAATAAATTCTAAAATAAGAGGTGGGGAGGTCCAACACACAGGAGTCATTCCGTTCCTTAAAAAATTCGAATCAACTGTGAGATGTTGTACACAGAATGGTGTGCGTGGTGGAAATGCAACCGTACACTTTCCTATATGGCATCCGGAGATCGAAGACATACTGGTTCTAAAAAACAACAAAGGCACAGAGGACAACAGAGTGAGACGGATGGATTATTCTGTGCAAATATCAAAACTGTTTTATGAAAGATTTATGAACGAAGAAGATATCAGTTTGATATCTCCACACATGGCACCAGGATTATATGAAGCGTTTGGCACAGAAGAGTTTGATGACTTATATTTGAAATACGAGCAAGACAAAACAATTCCAAAAAAAACTGTACCGGCACAAGACTTGTTTTTTGATTTGCTTAAAGAAAGAGCAGAAACTGGTCGTATCTATATCATGAATATAGATCATGCAAATTCCCATAGTTCATTCAAAGACAAAGTGTCAATGTCAAACCTTTGCCAAGAGATCACATTGCCAACAACACCCATACAGCACATAGACGACGACAATGGTGAAATAGCACTATGTATTTTGTCAGCAATAAATGTTGGTGGCCTAAAAGATTTGAACGAGTTGGAAAATTTATGTGACCTGAGTGTTAGGGCATTGGATCAAATCATAGATTATCAAGATTATCCTGTGAAGGCGGCTGAGGTAAGCACAAAGAAAAGAAGAAGTTTAGGAATAGGTTATATCGGACTTGCACATTATCTTGCCAAGAACGGTGTGAAGTATTCAGATCCAAAGGCATGGGAGTTGGTTGATAGATTATCTGAAGCATTCCAATACAATTTGTTGAGAGCAAGTTGTAATCTTGCTGAAGAAAAAGGCAAATGTGAAATGTTTGATAGAACAAAATATGCTGACGGACAATTACCCATCGATCATTACAAAAAAGAGATAGACGAAATAGTGCCACACAAACAAAGAATGGCATGGGAGAGCTTGAGGAAAGATATTGCCAAACATGGATTAAGGCATTCAACATTATCAGCACAAATGCCGTCTGAAAGTTCTTCAGTTGTCAGCAACGAAACAAATGGCATAGAACCTCCAAGAGCACTGCTTTCGATTAAAAAATCTAAAAAAGGTCCACTAAAACAGATAGTTCCAGGCTTTCCTAAATTAAAGAATGATTACACTCTGCTTTGGGACATGCCTAGTAACGAAGGTTATATTAATGTGGTTGCCATGATGCAAAAATATTTCGATCAAGCAATATCAGGAAATTGGAGTTATAACCCATTAAAATTTGAAAACAATGAGGTACCATTATCAGAAATGGCACAAGATATGTTAACAACTTACAAGTTTGGTTGGAAAACATCTTATTACCAAAACACTTATGACTTCAAAGGTGAAGAAGAAGATCTTCAACCGGCTGGCATAAGCACTGCCCAAGAGGATGAAGGAGAGGACGTGATACTAGAGCCTGAAAATCCAACATATGTAAATGGGGTAAATGGATCTCAGAAGATAAGTACAACCGCGGGCGAAGAAGGTGAGTGTGAAGCCTGTACAATTTAACAAAAATTATTAATTATGAGTAAGACTGTTTTTAACCAGAAGGATATCGATTTCACTAAACAACCTATGTTTTTTGGTGAAGATGGTGGTGTGCAAAGATATGACACTTTCAAATATCCTCAATTTGACAAACTGAACCAAACAATGATAGGTTACTTTTGGAGACCGGAAGAAGTGTCATTACAAAAAGATAGAGCAGACTTTCAAACTTTCAGACCAGAGCAAAAACACATATTCACATCTAACTTAAAATATCAAACACTGTTGGACAGTGTGCAAGGCAGAGGACCAAGCCTTATGTTCTTGCCATACGTTTCAAATCCAGAACTTGAAGGTTGCATTGTAACTTGGGATTTTTTTGAAGCAATACATTCACGTTCCTACACACATATCATGAAGAATGTTTACCCTGACCCAAGTGAAGTGTTTGACACAATTTTGAATGATAAAGAAATATTGAAAAGAGCAAAATCGGTCACAGGCGAGTATGACAAGTTTGGTAAGATGGCAGAAGATTATTTTGTAAAGGGCAAAGGCGAGATAATAGATTTGAAAAGGCAATTGTATCTTGCGATGATGACAGTAAATTTACTAGAAGGTTTGCGTTTTTACATTTCATTTGCTTGTACATTTGCATTTGGTGAACTAAAACTCATGGAAGGTTCTGCAAAAATACTTTCTTTAATTGCAAGAGACGAGGCAACTCATCTTAATTTATCAACACATGTATTGAAGGCATGGTACAAAGGCGATGATCCGGAAATGACAAAAGCAATTAAAGGAACTGAAAAAACTGTTATACAAATGTTCAAAGATTGTGTTGAAGAAGAAAAAGCATGGGCAAAACATTTGTTCAAAGATGGATCAATTATCGGACTTAACGAAAGATTACTAGGTTCTTATGTTGAATGGACGGCGAACAAACGTCTTAGAGCATTGGGCTTTGATCCATTGTACGACGTACCAGCATCACAAAATCCACTTCCATGGACACAGCACTGGCTGTCTAGCAAAGGTATGCAGGTGGCTCCGCAGGAGACAGAAGTAGAGTCGTATATTGTTGGTGGCATCAAACAAGATGTCAAAAAAGGCCAATTCAGTAAATTTAAACTTTAATATTATTTAAAATATGGATAATAAGGATTACAAACCTGTTCATACCAACAAGGTAAAAGATAACACTTCTCCTTTTACAGGAGCATTAGGTTGGTTGGACAATCGACTACCCATCTTTAGAATGTTCAAGCATGAATATCTTGACTTCCAGGTGCCTAAAAATCTTAATTATTTTTGGAGTTTTGGAGCAATACTGACATTCACCTTACTAGGACTAATAGCAACAGGACTGGTTCTTGGAATGCACTACAAACCTAGTGTGGCTGAGGCGTTCAGCAGTGTTGAACATATAATGAGAGATGTCAATGGAGGCTGGCTACTAAGATATGCCCACATGAACCTGGCGTCGTTCTTTTTCATAGCAGTCTACATACACATGTTTAGGGGGCTATATTTTGGATCATATAAGGAACCAAGACAACTAATGTGGATATTTGGAATCATAATATACTTCCTCATGATGGCCACAGCTTTCCTAGGATATGTTCTACCATGGGGACAGATGAGTTATTGGGGTGCCACAGTAATAACAAGTTTATTTGGAGCCATACCAGTGGTCGGCGATAGTATCGTCACATTGTTGTGGGGTGACTATTCAGTTGGTGATGCATTTCTAAACAGGGCATTTGTCTTACACTGGTTAATTGCATTTATAATTGTGGCGGTTGTTGTATTTCATGTCATTGCTTTACATATGACAGGATCGAATAACCCAACAGGGGTTGAACCAAAAGACACTAGGGACACAGTATCATTTCATCCATACATCACTCTCAAAGACATGTATGCTTTCCTTGTCTTCCTACTGATTTTTATGTTATTTTTGATGTATGTTCCTAATATACTTGGACACCCAGACAATTACATTGAGGCCAATCCATTAGTGACTCCGGCACACATTGTACCTGAATGGTACTTTTTGCCGTGGTATGCAATCTTGAG